GAATTTTTAGTAGTCATTCTCTAGTCTCCTTCTCTAAGCTGCGCCATCTAGGTCATCTTCATCACACTTGATGCGAACAACCATGTTTTCTTGCATACGGGTAGCACCGATGTCCATGCTGTAGTACACCTGAGTCGCGTAACCTTTGTCGGCACGCTCATCAATGCGAGCAGAAACATCTTGACCAACACCAAGAGCCATACCTTCTTCAGCCCAAGCAAAGCATGTACGGACGTTACTTGCGTCCACAGCCAAGCGGTTAGACATGATGAAGTTAAAGCCCATGAACTGATTGATTTCACCCTGTACCAGTGCCTTAACGGTGTTGAAATCCGCTGAAGTCACGCTTGTGTCTGCAAGCAGAGCGTGAATCTGTGACGGACCCATCACAATATAGCGTGGGATTGAAGGGTCAACATCAGCTTGGTCAAGCAACTTCTTTGCTTCACGCAGCTTTGTCAAGTTCATGTTAGTGTCAGCACCACCTATTGAAACAGCAACGTCCTGATTTGTGTCGAAAGCTGTGCTTGTTGAGCCAGTTTCGCCAGTAGAAGCAGCCGCATCAAATGCAGTAATGATAACATCGTCCATCGCACGACCCATAGCAGCAGCAGCAGCTTGAGCGTAAGATGAAGTTGGGTCGATTAACATACGAACCTTATCCTGATTGTCGATTAAATCAGCATATTCGTATGAAGCTAGACTCAAACGTCTACGCGCATGTGGCGTGTCCATCTGAGGTGTGTCGGCATGCCGACTTGACCGTAGCTGGGCTGTTGCCAGACCAACTTGGTCGATAAATGCGTTTTTACCAACAACATTCTCAATTCGCACGGTGTCACGCAGACGGCTTCCCATCTGTTGCGCGAGCATCTGCACGTTTGCAGAATACTGTTGGACAAACGCGGTAGTAATTTGAGTAGACATGATAAATCTCCTTTAACTACTCAGTTGCGTTGTCAACGTGCGATGCGCTACCCTTTCGGACGCTTCTAGGCTTTTTAGCCTCCCTTGGGCTACCGTCTTTCCGATTGTCATCAGGACGATTCTCATCGCTACCCTGCATAACCCACTCGTAGTATTTGTCTGCGAGTAGGTCTGGATTAACCACATCACGCACAGTACCAAATTCGATAGCCATGCGTAGGCAATCTAACCTCGTTTGAATACGGTCAAGCTCATCCATGTACCATACCCATCAATTCTTGCATGCGCTCAATCGCTTGTTTGCGACCAATTACATTGCTCTTGTCCCAATACGCATGTGACTTGTCATTCATAATGGCATCAATCTCATTTTGGGCTGCCTGCCTACTTAGAGTTCTTGCCATTGGCGCATCAGCAACAGTGTCTTCGCTGGTCATATTATGACGGAAATCTGCCATTTTAGCAAATGCTTTAATAAAATCAGGATGGTTGCCAATTTTAGTGCCATCCGACAAACGCATTTCTAACATGTCTGATGAAGCAAACGAATCAAACGCTTCCTTTGCAGCCGTCAGTTTATGGCTATATTCATCACCCCACTCTTTCTTCAAAGACAACTCTGTATCTTGCATGGCTTTTGCATCGTTAGCTTCCATGCTAGATTCATTTTGGGTTGCAATGCCTTGATAATATTCAATAATCCCAGATGCTTGCTGAGGCGTTAAGCGCAGTTTATGCGCCACATCAGCATAATCTTTAGCAATGTCTTCTGTAATGATATTGCCATCTGGCTTTATTTCATACCCGTCTGATGTTTCTGGACGACCAAGGCGACCATAAATGCGGTCAAGGTCTTCATCTGTCGGATTAACTGGCATTGGTATTTTGTCTGCGCCAATTAGTTTCTGTGCATTAACGTAAGACCTAGCAAGATTCTCAACATCTTTAATTGGTGATAGGCTTGGATGTTCACGCAATTCTTCTGGTATGGTTGATAGAAAATCGTTACCAGACCCGCCTTGCGCCACTTCTGCTGGTGTTTCCAGCACAGTGCCTGCCGTTTCTGGCTGGGCTACCTGTTCGACATTTTCTTCTGACATGTTTACTCCTCTGTCAACATATTGTGAATATGAAGGATAACCCCACGTTTACCCTCCTCGAAAGCTGTAGCATTGGCATCACCAGCTACATAACTTAAAGCCCTCCAATTACATCGGGCTTCAAGGTCACGCAAAACCTTTTGACCCGCTTCAGAATCAAAGGTTTGTTTGTACATATCTCTTAGCTGTTCTAGCTCTTTCACTGTTCGTTACCTCCAACCATTCTGACAGCTTGTGCAGCCTGTGCAGCAGTGTAAACGTCTTCCTGTTCTTGCTGACGCTGCATCTGTTCTTGTTGCGCTGCTGCTCGCTGTTCACGCAACTCAGCTATTTCTCTGGTGCTACGCAGTGTTGTCTTTGGAACGCCAAGGGCATCAGTCACATGCCGCACCAATCCATCAGGGTCGATGTGGTCGCCAACAGGCAATGACTCAGCTAATGGCATCAGCATCTCTAACGCCCTCATGGTGTTATTAAGGCTGGTTGACTTCTGTGCCTTAGCTAGCGGTGACACATACTCAATGTCAACGTCACGCCCCTGCAGTATTTCTGGTGGCTGTGCAAGCATGTTAGCTCGTAACATAAGCGCAAAGATTCTGTCAATTAACGGACGCAACATCTCATTCATCAATCTGCCCAGCACAGGACCAATAACCCTCATGCGCTCTTCCTGTCGCTGCATAACTTCCGTAGCTGTCATGTTTGGCGAACCTGAGAATAAAATCTGGTCAACATAAAAGGCAGAGCGAATAGCTGCGCGGCGTTGCTCTTCCATGTTAAGACCGATTGGAATATTAGCGCCAGTGTTTAACGGCGTAATTGTGTCCCGTGAACCAGAACGAAAGAAGTTAAGACCACCGGGGTTCGTTCTTATTGGCAGCAAAAAGCCGTCATCTGGAACAAGCAACGGTGGGTCAATCTGCTTCTGTGCTGCCTGTATAATTGTCTTGGACATCAGGTTAAGCATCTTAACGTCAGGTAGAGCTGTCATTGCTGGGCTTCTGCCCATTACTTCCCCTGTCGCTTTGAGGAAACGTGGAACAACGTATGGTAGTTCCTCAAAACCGCTTTCGGAAATAAGCGTCTTGTCTCCAATACTGACGTAACTGGAAAGAAACGGCATGTTGGTTTTGTCACCTTTGGTAACATCCCGTGATTCTCTTGGCATGACGCAGTGTAATATTTCGACTTCTTCATCGGGTCGTTTCTCAAAAGCTCGCTGTATAAAAGCCCCAACATTTTCTTCACCAAACCTTTCAACAGCTTGTGTTGCAGTCATCTTGTACTCACGATGCACAGTATTAACCATGCCATACTGGTCTTCATTAACATAAAACTCTGCAATATGCCTTGTGCTAAACCGTAGCTTTCCCTTATCCATTTCGCAGAACATACAAGCCGTGCCAAACACAACTAGGTCAACATAGGCTTCATGCACCTCAGTCTCAAAATTAGATTGGTTAAGCGCTCGCATCATACGCATGCTGGTGTCTTGCAACCATTCGCGCACATCATCATCACGGTTTATGTCTTCGTCTTTAAGGTCAAGGTGAAACCAAGGCGCGCTGCCACTTGTAAGCATGCCATGTAAGAAGGCTGCCATAAGGTCAATAGCTTGCAAGGCAGTACCATCATAAATAAGCTCCATTCGCTTTTCGCCGCGAGAACGCTTCTTCACAATGTCGGATTTACGAGGAAGCATGTAATCGGCTAACTCTTGGTAGTGAGTATCCCAATTATCTCTGCGTGACTTTGCGTAATCAAAACGCTTTATGAGGTCTTCTGGTTTCATAGTTTAACTCATCAATGTTGGTTTGCCAGTAGTGGGTTCAACTGTTTCGCCAAGTGCGCCAGCTACGATTGTAGATGCAGCGCCTTTGCGAGACTTTCTCTTCTTCATCTCTTCTTCTTCAGCCATAACAGCAGCCCTGCCTAAATCTGGCTCAGGTGGTAACTCAGGTGGCGGAGGAGGTGGTGGAGTTTTAGGTGTCAGAAAGCTCATTGCATATCTCCTTTTACTAACGATGGGGCTATTGGCGCTTCCAACCCAATAACCTCTTCAGGCTCTTCAGT